ATAAACTATACTATCAGCGCGTTACTTGTGAATTTGAAGGGCTTGAGGAATCAAATCTATTGTCACGAAATGATTTAATCTTGGTTTCAAACAACACCAAGCTGACAACACAAGATGGTGACGTTGATTCAGTAGATGGATTGACGCTTTCATTGTCTCAAAATGTTATAATCGAATCAGGCAGTAGCATATATTTGCAAATGTCGGACGGCACAGTTGACATTATTGGTTGTGTTGAAGGATCAGCAAAAAATCAAGTTATTTTAAACAGAGCACCGCTAATGCCACTGGTTGTTGATAGTGATAGATATGCAAAAACAACTTATGAAATTATCAATGCTAGAAGCGAAACATCATCCATGTTCTTGCTTGCTGAAATGTCTCCGCAATCAAAAATGACAAACTCGCTCAAGTGTGTAAACTATGATGCAAGATATTATGAAAAAGATCACGAGTTTTTCTAGGAGATTAAATAATGGCTGATATGGTTACAGTTCAAGAACTTGAGAATGCCAAGATTGATGCACGAACGATTGGTGAATCAGTCAATGAAAATAAGATTGTAACACCTCGATATGGTGCTCCATTTAAATCGATGCCGATGATTGCTGAGGAAATGCAGTCTATTATTGGTACTATTATTGGCGGTGGTGTTCCAGCAGGTATTGTTTTAGATGCAAGTGGGAAAAATCAGCAAGAGCTTAATAGTTCAGTAAATAACTCAATTATTGCTGCAAGTCCTTCAATTGTGGCAGATCGTGGCGCATCCTTAACCAGTTATCTAAACTCATTGCCACGCTATAGTTCTGTAAAAATTCCAAGTGGGGAATACTATTTTGACGGCTCATTAGGATCAAGAGTGTTAAACAATTCGTTAAATATTGACGCAAGTGGTGTCACATTTTTAATGAATCCAACCGCAAGCGGAGCACCTGTTTTAGAGATTAAGAATCCTGATGCGGTAACAACATACCCAGCTGCAACAGTGTTAAACAGTTTATCTAAAAGTGATTTTAAGCTAAATGTAAAATCCATAGCATTGCTTGATAACCCAACAGATTATTTTGTTGTAATTACCTCAACGGAAATTGCTAATCCGCGTGTTGGGTATGCAGCACCTTATTACAAAAATATTACTTTAGATTTAGCGCAAAACGATTACACGCTACGAGTTTGTCATTTTTGATTGTGGAGACATTTCCGCAAGAAGAAACATAGATGATGTTTCATTTCCAGCATTGATGATCTCATAAGTCGTTTTTGCATATCGATCACTATCAACCACCAATGGCATCAGTGGCGCTCGATTCAAAATAACTTGGTTTTTTGACGGTCCGGCAATACAACCAATAATATCGACAGTGCCATCTGACATTTGCAAATAGATGCTGCTGCCATCTTCAATTATAACATTTTGAGACAATGAAAGCGTTAAACCATCTACAAATTCAACATCACCGTCCTGTGTTGTTAATTTTGTGTTGTTTGAAACCAGAATTAAATCATTTCGTGATAATAGGTTTGATTCGTCAAGCCCTTCAAATTCACAAGTCACACGCTGATAATATAGCTTATTCCATTCACGCCAAGCGCGTGTTTTGGCTTGTTCTACAGTACGCAGGCCAGTTGTATTAATCTTCATTAGGTTATTTTGATGGCTATCCTCTGGAGCAACGTAGGTAACGCGAGCATCATCAATCGGAGACGTATATTCAATCTCAACACCATCGTAGTCCTTTGATAATCCGAAGCTTTGTGTGCGTTTTTCGGTTTTCGGGACCTTGTTGCGGTGATTGAATAACAAAGTTGGGATTTCTTTTGGTTGCTCAAAATTAAGTCTTAATTTACTACCAAAACGTGTAGGCTCACAAAAGCATGAGCTTGCCACCATTCCTGCAATTTCTTCAAATGACAGATTCGAATCATCAATTGTATAGTTGAATTCACTTGCCTTTGTTGAATCGAAATAAGTATTCACTTCTTGTTCTATTGCTAGAATCTGATCAGTGTCAACCTCTGCCGGTGATCTGCGACCATTTTTGTTATCTAGTGCTAGATAGATTAACGCCTGCGCCGCACTTCGTGTAGTTGTTAGTGCGCCAGTTCCATTTAGCGGTAATTTTCGACTAGCAAGCATATTTAGTTCACGATCTTTTACGCCTGCTGAAATGTCATTAGTAATTGTTACAGATCGAACAATTGTTACATCTTCATAACTTAGCTTTGTCAGTCTCGACATTGTATAAACTGATCTAGCTTGAACTTCATCAACAACCGTGCCTTTTGATGTATGAACTGTGGTTCTGCGCATTCTGAACCGCATACGTGATGGGGTTGGTAGCGATGCAACTAATGTCAACCCTACAGGGCTTGCTATACTTTTTGGGTTTCCAAATAAAGCCTGTGTTTGATAAATAATAGCACCAGTTGGTATACCATTCGCAGTTATTGCTTGGCACTCTAGCTCAAGTTGAACACCAATAACTTCTTTATATCCTTTTTCACCGATATGGTACAGCCCTGTTGGTGCGAAAAAGTTAGCATATACTTGATCAAATTCTGTATCTGTCTCATACCATCCCAGCCAGTTATCTTGGGTTCCATATAGCCCGATTGTATTCCCTGCTGTACTGCCCCAGTTTTGCAACTTAAGCCAATCTGGATTTTCTGAATCTGGAGCTGATAGTGTTATTTGTGTTCCGTTATTAATATTGATGCTGTATGTTCCATCGAGATTCATGCCGCTAATATTATTTGTTAGTGTTGACGATATTGACGATGTAGCATCTGCCGAAATTTGCAAAAAGTTTTGATTTATTAGTTCTGAATCAATTAATGTTACTTCATAAATCCAAGCGCCAGATGAACCAGATTTAACAATATTATCAACACTGTATATCCCCGCAAGATCAAGAATTCCAGCGATAGGATCAGTGATCAAAAGTGAGCTGACATTTATCTCTCTAAAGTCTTGTGGATTGTATATATCTAATGATGTTGCAATTGTTAATGTGTAATCAATCGATACATCTGTTGTACCTGACAACAATGTGTCTTTTACGCCAAACTGAGCACCTTCAATCTGAATCGACTCTCCATTTGAAAAAGATCCTGTTGAAACATAAATTATATTTGGATAACCGAACGTAATGTCACTTGATACAATTCGAGCTGTGCTCGGGTTAAGTAGTGTTTGACCAGTGATACTTCTTGACTGTCTTCCAGTTAGTGGTTCATGGGACAAGACATCACCATAGCGATATTTTGGTGAAGCTGTTGTTAAATTCTGATTTGGATCATAGACAGATATTGAGATACCATCAATTTGTTGAATTGATGTTGCTCCATCACGAACGTCTGATATTTCATGATAGCCCTTTCCGAGACACATCAAGCATTCTTCAATCTCTACATTGTTTTGAAAGTAGCGAAGAACAGGGGCGATTAAGTCAGGAATAGCTCTGACAGTTCCAAAAATTTCAGGAACACGACTATTGATTCGAACTTTGTTTACACGATTTGAAAGTTCATTATTTGATGACTGCTCAATACCTGTTGGAGGTTTTGGCATTGTTAATATTGTATATAGGCTATACGCTGTACTGGCTGCTATTACAGCATAGAATGCCCATAACGCTGCTGATATTGGCTCTGACGGATAAACAACTACAAAGAACTCACCATCTAAGTTTTTTAGATTATTAATTCCACGCCCATCAATTGGAGTTACATCATTTTTAAATGTCACCATGCCGTGATAAATGCGTGCATTACTTGGAAATACATCAAACTCTTGTGCCAAGTATGCGCATAAGTCTGTAACTTCTTTTGAGTACCATGTTTTCTTGTCGAATGGATCAGGTCGAATATGTACGATCATTTATAGAACCTCACTTCTCTGAATCCAATCATAACAAATTCAAGCGGTACATACTGAACGCCACGCATTGATAAATGTAGAATCTTCCCTTTATAAAAGATACCAACATGCGTATCTAATTTTTTATTGACTGAAAAAAATGCAATACATGGCGATTCAGATGCCACTAACTCTTTAA